ATCCATTATATGTTACATCTACTACAGATATTAAATCAAAATTGTCAGGTAAGAAATCTTTTAATATCCAATCATGTCTTGTAATACCTGAATGAGCAACAATTGTAATTTCGTATTGTGATTGATAATCTTTAATTAATGGACCATCAGTCGTTTTAGTAATTTCAATTGTTGGTTGAGTTACATCGTATGTAAATGTATCGGTAAATATTTCTCCACCATACTCGGCAGTTGCAGTATTACTGTATTCACCATATACTTTATGTTTAACTTTAAATCCTAATGTATAATGATGTACCGCACTTATTGGTTTATGTAACGCAAATTTAAGTGTGTTTAAAGTACATCCGTTTGATGATGATGTTCCATCACATCCATCATACCATTCACTAACTGGTGATCCGAAAATACCTAAGAATTGACCTCCAACTAACTCACCATCGTACTTAAGATATAAAAAATCAATTAATTCATATATATCAGTATCGATAATATTTTCTAATATTACATCACAATATGTACTATCCGTAGAATTATCAGCTAATTTTACATCAACGTTAAGTATAACTTCTTGGTTGTAATCTAAAAGTTTATATTCATCAAATCTTGTTAAGTATTGATAACTAACCGTTGCACCAAAACATGTATCATAAGTGTATTGTGAATTGTCATTCGCAACAGATTGATTGATTATAATTTCTGGTATAGTTAGACTTGCGGTGTAACTATCACTAAATGTTATACCTTCATTTATTGCATAACCATATGTTGTAACACTATTAACCGTTTGTGGTCTTATTGTATAACCTAATGTATAATAGTGTCCATTACCTATTTGTTTATGTAATGTATATTTTAATGTTCCTGCAGTACAATTTCCACCACCACCAACTTGTGATCCATCACAACCATTTGCTTCATCATAATATTCATCAACAGGATAAGAAATTAAATTTCCATCATATTTTATGTAATTGAAATCGACAAAATCATAACCCACAGGTACTGTTGATGTTATAACGGTATCACTTATTGTGTAACCAGATAACGCCTCTACCTTTACTTCCATTATTGTTTCCTTACAATAATCTAATCCCTCAACTGGTTCAACAGTGACACCTAAAATTAATATTCTTGTAGGTGTTGGTGTAGGTGTTTGTGTATTAGTAACGGTAGGTGTTAATGTAAATGTTGGTGTAACGGTTGGTGTTTGAGTTGCGGTTGGTGTTGGAGTCGTTCCTATACAATCCTCACATGTTTGAAATTCACCATTAAGCGTTAATGGTGTACTAAGTGAATAACCTGTAACAGCAATTGTGTAACAGATATCATTTGAACCTTTAATAATTTCACCACTTCTAAGTTGTGTTGTACCAATGAATTGTTGGTCTATATATTGAAGTACTTGTGATGCGTTGTTAAGTGTACCGCATTCATATAAATTCCATACTAATTGACCTCCAGCCGTTTGACTCGGAGTTTGTGTTGGTGTTTCGCTCGGCGTATTTGTTGGTGTTTCCGTAATGGTTGCCGTTGGTGTTTGAGTAGGAGTCTCACTAACTGTTACGGTTGGCGTTAATGTTGTAGTTTGAGTTAGTGTTTGTGTAGGGGTCTCGGTAACTGTTGCAGTTGGTGTAGGTGTTGGTGTCTCACTAGCTCCTGGTGTAAGTGTTGGTGTTAATGATGGAGTTGGTGTAATCGTCTCCGCAGGTGTAAGTGTAATCGTTGGTGAAACGGTTTGCGTTGGCGTTTGTGTAGGTGTCTCAGTTGGTGTTGTTGTGACAGTTGGTGTTGGTGTTGGGGTCGTTCCAAATGGAATAAACGCCTCAAATGGTGGACATTGGTTATTTTGATACTCAGCTAAAGGTTCTAATGACCAATAATAATAAATTAATGATTCTGATTTAGTAACAATTTTATTTCCGGTTGGGGCGGTCGTTCCTTCTTTAGGTGTTGCACCCATAGTCGCCATTTCATCCCATGTTACTAAATAACCATTTACTTTCACCTTACTTAATTTTTGATTCCAACTCCTTTACTTTATTGGTCAATTCTTGTACCGCCTTAATTAAAACACCGACAGCTGAGTTGGTGTCCATCACATTTTGATTTTTAGTTGATAATTCCTTTGGGGTATCTTCCGCAATGAAACCAATATGTTGATTATCTAAATCATTTAGATAGTTAAAAGTTACAATATTAACGTCATTAAGTAAATCTATCCCTGAAATATTAAGTGGTTCTATATTTGTTTTAAATGTTCTGCTTGATGTTTGGTAAAATGCACTTGCATGAACCTCTCCATCAACTGATAATGTTGTTCCGTTAAATGTTAACTTACTCTCACCGAATATAACATCGTCTAATCCTGTTGCTGTTAACACATTGTTATTTGTGTTTCCACTAACTGTGAAAGGTTTAAAAATTTCAACCCACGCATCGTTAGCATTACCTGAACCTACAATATCTTCAAATGTTTCCTCATCATCAAAAATTGTTTTAGTTGGGTCTAACCAAACACATTTTTGTGCATTAGTTGCTCCTGTCCATTGTGAATATGTAATTTCAACATCAGAAACTTTAGGTCTTAATTGATAGTATTTTTTCTGATCTATCACAAAAACAATCATACCCAATTTTCTTCTACCAGAAGAAACTCCGTCTTCATTTATTGTTGAACCAATTGGGATACTATTTCTATAATCAATGGTTGGCATTTCAATTAAACCTCCGGTACCTAAATGTGAAATATGTGTACCTATAGGTGAGTTAATATTCTCAACATTAATTGCCCCAGTTAATGTGAGAGTTCCTGTGTTTAATGGTAATATTGGCATAGTTATTCTTTTATTTTTTAATTATTATCATGAGCAAGTAGTTACTTCTACATTTGCAGTACTTCCGTTACTATTATTACTTAAGAACCTATAAAGTATATAATTTACCCCACCAATTTGGAAAGTACCCAGAGCATTTGAAGTCTTCCCTCCGGCAGGAACTGGTGTAGATGGTAAATTTGCATTTACATCCAATATTTCCGTTATTGTACCCATTGATGTTGGGTGAGCAAATAATACACTAATATTAGTTAATGAATCTCCTGCTTGACCTGTAACCGCAGTATATGTTATATCATATGTTACATCTGCCTTATCGGTACAAACATGATGTGTATATTTTTTTATTCTATCACCAGTGGTTTGTCCAACTCCGATTGTGTTAATTCTTCTTGTAAGGTAAGTTCCAAAACTTTCAACTACACTATTATAACGGAACGTAAATGCACCCGTGCTAGTGTTGTAAAGAACAGTATCGTTAGCTACTCCATTATATCCAGAACCTGATGTAACTGCCGATGAGTAGAATAGGTATGATGGAGCCTCACTTGCCGGTGTTGGTGTAGGGGTAGGTGTTCCTGTTGGCGTTGCCGTTGGTGTACCAGTCTGCGTCAACGTAATAGTAGGTGTTACCGTAGGTGTTTGAGTAACAGTTGGTGTTTGTGTTAACTCAACTCCAGTACATGCCACACTACAATTTAAATTTGTAGATGTTGCAGTATCCAAATTAATGTCATATGACCCAGGATTTGGTGTAATTACTGTTTGAACTTGATATACAAATGAACCTATTTTTCTGTACATACCGTCAACTGTTGATAACTCGTTTACAGACCTACCAACTAAATCAGGTGATACATAAGCACAATCATTATTACAATCATATTTCTTTATAAAATAATAATAGTAAGCTGTTGGTGTACCAGTCGGTGTTTGTGTTAATGTAATGGTAGGAGTAACCGTAGGTGTTTGCGTAGGTGTTTGAGTTAACGCAGCAGGTGATGCTGTTGGCGTTTGGGTAATCGTAATAGTAGGAGTAACCGTAGGTGTACTTGTTAATGTTGGTGTAGGTGATTGAGTTGCTTCCGGTGTATTTGTTATGGTTGGCGTTAATGTAATGGTAGGAGTAACCGTAGGCGTTTGCGTAGGTGTTCCTGTTATAGTAGGTGTAGGTGTTAAACTAGCTCCTGGTGTTTGAGTAACGGTAATTGTTGGGGTAACAGTTGGTGTTTGAGTTAAAGTAGGTGTTGGTGTTAACCCAATAATATTGTATGTTTGTGATGTAGAACAATTTGGATTGGAATTCTTTAATGTTAAGGTTGTTGCATTATCAGGTACAGTTACTCTAACTCCCGTTCCTGTACTTAATTCACTAAGTGTTAAACCAGTAGCATTATTTGAAGTACCGTATTTCAACGCATGGTTATTTACATTACCATCGTAATAAATTTCATATGGTCCTTCAGCGGAACCCGAAACTATTTTTATATCAAAATGTCTACTCATTGTATTTCCTTTTTATAAATATAAAGTTTTAATTATTCGGTCATAATTTTAAACCATTAGTGATTGTTTTAATTACACTTCATCAAATGTTGCTGTGAAATTACAATCTATTGGTGTAGGGGTTATTGTTGGTGTTGGTGTAGGGGTTGGTGTTTGCGTTAATTCTATATATTCATCAAATGTTGCTGTGAAATTACATTCCAACGATGTTGGGGTTGGTGTAGGAGTTTCAGTAACTGTAGTTGTTGGGGTTTGCGTTGGCGTTTCACTTGGTGTTTGCGTAGGAGTTTCGGTAACCGTTTGAGTTACTGTTGGTGTAAGTGTTGGCGTCTCCGTTATAGTTGCGGTCGGTGTAAGTGTAGGTGTCTCACTTGGCGTTTGCGTAGGGGTCTCCGTTACCGTTGCTGTTGGTGTAAGTGTTGGCGTCTCACTCGGTGTTTGAGTTGGTGTTTCCGTAGGAGTACCGCTTGGTGTGTTTGTAATTGTAACAGTAGGTGTTTGCGTAAGAGTTTCTGTCACCGTTGGTGTTGGGGTTGAAGTCTCGGTAATAGTTGGTGTAACGGTTGGTGTTTGCGTAGGTGTCTCAGTGACAGTTACTGTAACTGTTGGGGTAATTGTAATAGTTGGTGTAATAGTAGGGGTAACCGTCATTGTTGGAGTTGGACTCGGTGTTGGTTGCATAATTGCAATAACATCGAATGTACAATCCGCAGGTACAGTTTGTGTTGGTGTAATACTTGGGGTAATCGTTGGTGTATTGGTAATCGTTGGTGTTAATGTAATAGTAGGTGTCACCGTTGGAGTTTGCGTTGGCGTTTTCGTAGGTGTATTTGTAATCGTTGGTGTAATTGTAGGGGTTGGTGTTGGCGTCTTTGTTGGAGTACGAGTAGGCGTCTTTGTTGGAGTAATACTCGGTGTAATAGTAATAGTTGGTGTGACACTAATTGTTGGTGTAGGTGTTTGGAATTGAGTTGGTGTAGGTGTCTGAGTTATGATTTCAGGACAATCTATTGTAACAACCGCAAATGATTCTGTTTTAGCCCAAGGAGCATCCAACTTAATTTTAATATTCTTCTCTCCACCGGTAGTAAATGTTTTAACTGCCTTGTTACAATTTGGACCTTGGCAATATCCTAATACCCCAATATTTGATGTTGTTCCATCACCCCATATTGCTGTATATGTTGCTTTACCTAACGCTTTAAATTTAGATGCGTTTGTTGTGTTTGTTAATGTAACCTCATCACAATCCACCGTACATGTGAATGTTGCTTTAACTTGTTGGTTTTCTTTTATGTTACCATCAAATCCAACCATTGCACCAAACTCGTCAACCTTATTTAATAAAACAACGGGTAATTGTAAGTCATCAAAAATTTGACCATTAATTTGTTCTTGGTTACCCGTAATCTCATTCCATCTATTTGCTATTGGTGTTCCCCATTTGTAATAACCATATGGAACTGTTCCGCCCGTAACATTATAAATAATATCTCCAACCGCAGGTCCAATATAAAGATTTCTATCTGTGTCATTCCAAGATAAAGACTCCGATTCCGAGACATACCAATTCTGACTGATTAATGAAATCAGTTTTGTTTGTGGTATGTCCTTTCTTTTTATCGAATGTCTTATTCTTTTCACTCTATTTTTTAGATATTATTTTTTATTAACATGTGCTCCATTCACTTAAATTACCCGTTGAGTTTATGTAAGCAACATACGCAAATGTTGATCCTTGTCCTGATATTAATATACCACAATATTTGTTTGGACCACTAAATAGTGTTGAACTACCGGCGGTTGAATTTTCATATAACTGATATGTTGTATTGGAAGAGATAGTTGTTCCATCTATCCATCCAACACCCGCGGTCGTATATCCATTACCAAACAATATATTCGATGGATTTTTTCCACAAACATCTGTTAAAACTATTGAGGCGTTTTTATATTCTATCGGAGCAAATACCGAAACATTTATAGTTCTATTCGGTGCGGGTGGTTGCCAGTAATTTTCAACCTCAGAACAAGATTGTGGATCGGGAGAAACACTCTTAGTACCGTCAATAGTTCCATTTTGATTTGTCAATGAATGGTCAACTATAGTGTAATAAAATCCACCCGCGGATTTAAATATATTACCATAAGACATCGATGTACTTAAAAATGAACGGTATGTCCAATAAACGTTAGTTGGACTATTAGGATCTTCTAAACAACTTTTTAGTTTAAAATAATAATAAACTGGTTCCTCTGTACCTCCGTTTCCTCCTCCATTACCAGCAGGTGTTGGCGTTGGTGTAGGGGTTGGAGTTAGACTTATTGTTGGTGTAGGGGTTAGAGTAGGATTAGGTGTTGGCGGTGGCACAAATGATGTACAATCATATGTTGGTTTTGTAAACGTTCCTCCACCTCTTTCATAAAACTGTATTGGTAAACACGTTCTTCCGTATCTATCTACACTTTTAGTACCATTAAAAAAATACACCTTATAGGAATAGTCTAATTTATTAATGTCAACCTGATAGTACATGTCTGTTGATTCAGTTATTCCTGTTGCAGTATAAGAAGCTGAAAATGCATCATTTGTAAAATCCACAATACTTCCGTCAGTGGCATTAAAAAATTTTGCAGTCATGAAAAAAGTATTTGTTCCTGGATAAAAATTTCTATCATATGTAACTGTAACTTCAGGTATATCAAACATTTGATTTGTTTGTCCTGAAAATACCGTAGTACCATTTGGAATATTAATATTAGTTAGTAAATTATTACTATTAAGAAATGGTGTTGTTTTTGCGGTTCCTGTATTAACAAATGTGTACTTATCTAATGTTGTAGTTCCACTCAATGTTGTTTCTGTTAAAACACTCTCATCTTGGAACCAAAAGAAATACATATTCTCTTTGTTCTTATAATTTGATCCCATGAATACGGGAACATGAATATATTCGTTAAAATTTTCACCAGTGTAAAAAACCTTCTCACCTAATGGTAAACTCAAATTTTTTGCAAAAACTAATTTTCTATTAATTCTATTTGGTGCCTCGTATTCAATAATGCTACCATTCTCATCAAGAATGTGTGGAGTTTTAAAAAATTCTAATCTGAAAAAACTTTCAGTCGATTGTCTCAACATTTTAGCGTTTTCTCTTGTAGTAATTCCAATTCTATTATAATCTAAACCATTATTATATGTGCCATTATTTAAAAAATAAAAATAAAACCAAATATCTGTTTGTTCAACAACATTTTCTGATAAATTATTTGTTGAATCGTATGGTTCGTGTATAAATCTTACAGTCTCGTAATTTTCTGTGGGGTTTATAATGTCACCAAGAATTTCATCTTCAAGTTGTGCAAGATTCTCTTGCCACCCTAAATTTGTTTGGAAATCGGTCTCATGATTCAAAACAAGATTCAAATCTTGATTTTTTCTTAAAATCTGCATTAACAATCAATTTTTCTTTTGTTGAAATCAATCAAACCGTCTTGTTTATTATTATAATTCTTCTCATTTCTTAAATAGAAGTTAATATCTTTTTTTACGTAGTGAATGTTATTCACAAATGGAAAATCTGTACCGTATCCATCAATATCAACGTAACCGTGGTCATATAAATCTCTCCATCTCCAAACATCTTCTGTTGAATCGTAAATTGTATTTTCAGATAAATTAAGAATGTCGTTAGTTTTTGCAGATTCGGTATAAGGTGACAACTCTCTAAGTTTTACTCTATTATGTGCTTGATAGTATAGACCAAACATATTAGTTCCTGATGCCTTTTCATATACTGACGGTGTGTCTTGATTGAAATCAAAAATAGGAGTTGGGTTGGTAAATTTGTGATAAGCCTCACTTATTACTCTTTCCTTTAATTCTTTTCTATTATACTCAATATACGCTCCTGTTAATACAGTTCCACCACTAATCTCATTACCATATTTAAAATCGATATTTTCTGTCGGTTCTGTTGTATATGTTATTGTTGTTTCCTTAGTATCGTCCCCATCAAAATGTTCATCAATCCAAGTATTATGGAAATTAAATTTATAACCAATCTTTGGTGGGTAATCAAAATAGCCATTAGCATTTCTAAAAATTGTTGTTACATATACTTCCGTTGGTGTATACCCTAAATTGTTTGTCAATCCACTTAACACTAACGGTTCTTTGAAATCATATAAAACAGATTCCATTCTATTTCTTTCAACAATCACATCATTTTCACCGGCACTATTTTCAACTAATATTTTCTTTTCATCTTCAAATATTGGGGTTTCAAATCCAATTTGGTCCATGATGTAATCTTTAGTTTCTGTTAATGTTTTATGTTTGTGTACATAATATTCTGAAATTGTATCATCAATATTATTAATATCTAAAACTCTTTTACCTAAAAAAATAGTACTTGTGAAATATGAACTTTTATATTGGTCTTTAATTTCTGTCTTTAATATGTTGATTACATATTTTTCAGAATCATATATTTCATTACCAACACTTGTAATATAAAATGTGTTGTCACTTGAATTTCCTGCATATGGTAATTGGTCACCTGCTAATCTAACATATTCACCTTCTTTCATTCCGTGTGGAACAGGACTTGTGAATGTAAACATATTACCATTTTCTTCAATTCTAAATGGGATACCGTCACTAGATTTAAAATTTAATGTTGGGTATGTATCACCTGATAACGTATACTTCATTGGGAATGTGCCATCATGGTCAAAAACATATGTTAAATAAAGATTCCAATTATAATAAGGTGCGGTAATTGGTGTTAATATATATTTCTCATCACGATTTATTTGGTGTGGAGCGGTAGAACCTGAATATGTTATGTTTGGTGTGAATGTTCCTAATGTACTTTTTGTTGTTGGTACATTTACTTCCCTATAAACATCTTTTCTTAAGAATGCAAATTCATCATATGGTAAAAATCCAGGAAAATTATTATTTTCGGTACCATCCCCAACTAAATAAAGTCTTTCTTTTAAATAAGAATATTCGGTTACACCACTATACATGTTTCTAAAAATCATTTTTAGTTTTCCAAATATCTTATAATTTGGGCTGGCATTTCTTTCATCAACATAAAGTTTTGCCAAATCTAAAATAATATCTTTGTCACCGATTCTTAATAACGATTCAGAGTTTTCTAAACCAAGTTCTAAATTAAGTTCTTGGTCATCAGCCTTTTTGTACCTTTTATTAGGTAATAATATTTTTTTATTTTCTTCCATTATTCAGCAGTTGGGAAAGCCCCTTTTGGTCCAAATTTGTACATAAATTTATCAACCGCAGTTTTACCCGGTCTCAATCCGAAATAATATAAGAATGGTGTTGACAAGATTTGTTTGTCACCACCATAATTTGTTGACGTTGGTTTAATAAAATAATCATCCGTACTTAACCAACTTTTAGATACCCAATTACCCGTTAGTCCCTTTGCAACCGCATTTCCTGTTCTGGTGTATATTGTGCCCGCAGTTGCGTTTGCAATTTTCTCATCGTCCGTGGTACCACTTGACCATGACGTTATTTCCAAAACTGTGAAACCTTCTTCTTGCATGTTATAATCCTTATGTGCATTTACCGCAATTGTCTCAACATCAAATATTCTATATAATGAACTTTGAATACCTGTAAAACCTGTTATCATTCCACCATATTCTTTTGTCATTGGAAATAAAACATATTTGTGTGAGGTATCTCCAGTTGGTACATACCCATAAGTCATACCTTGTAATGGTTGTACTTGTATATTATTATAATCCCAATGTTGTTGAATTCCAGAACCAAACCCCGGACCACCTTTATCCCATAAATAAAATGGAACTGGTTGTGATGATTCGGTTAATCTACCTGGCTCATTTAAACAAACTCTAACTCTATAACCATCTTCTTTATCCAACGCAAAATTAATTGGGAAGGAGGCATCTGCACCATACATAGATTCAATTTGTTCCGCATCTAATACTCTTGGATTATACACTGAATAATTTGGATTTTGTAAATCAAATTCCTCAATACCCGCCTCGCTATTAATTGATATTAATTGTAATGCGTCTCCGTTGAAGACATATCCATCCATTTTATTTGGCATCACATAATCAAATCCGTTATTATCAAAAAAGTCAGTATAATCTCCATTAACACCTAATGTATCCATTTTATAGTTAATATAAAGACCTAACATTTCTTTAAAATCTTGATATGATGAAGGTCCGATATTTCTAACAACTGAACAATTTGGGTCTAAACTTGGGTCGGTACAAATTTCTTTTATAAACTCATCTCTCGGACCTAAATCAACAATTGTTGTTGGGTGACCCATTGTACTTCTTGCTCTTGTAAATGATGAACCATCAACGGTATATGCTGACCTATAATAAAATCTTTTTACTATATTCTCTAATGAACCAATTTTAAAATAAACCAAATCGCCACAATAATCTGTTGACCTGTAATTTAAATCTAAAGTGGCTTCATCATCCCATCTTACTTTGGCTTTGAATGGGAAAAAATAAAGTGAACCTGTTAACCAGTTATCTAAGAAAGAATAATTAACAACACCTTCACAAAATAATTTACCTACTAATTTTCTTCTAGTATATTCACCAATTGCTCTTATGTTTGGTGTCCAGTTACTAACTTTTGCAGCAGGTACAATTGTAAATAAACCATATCTAAATTCAGAGAAACCTGATTTAGTATCACATGTACCACACGGATTCGAATCGTTACCAATTACTTGAGCCGCAACCACTTTACCTCCACTACAAGAAATACCACTAGTTGCTATTGGTAAATTTCTATATGCCGTCGATGGGTCAACTACACAGTATGATTTTGTCACAATACTTTCATTATATACCGTTACGTATTGTTGACATCCACCTTCCAATTCACTATTCAATCCTGAAGATGTCGGTGCTGAAGATGTTAATCTGGTATAAGAGTCAAATATTTTGTATGTTATTGGACCAGTCGGTGGATTACCTCCACTATAACTTAATTGTTGATTATCAATAAAATAATAATAATCAATACCGTCTCTTGTTCCTTTTGTTAATGATAAATTCCCACTTTTTCCATTTGAGAATTTTACAATATATCTTGCATTATCATTTGAAATCGTTATAAGTGATGGTATTTGTGCTCCTGTGTTTGCAAAACAGGTATATGCCGTACTTACCGGTGGTGTACTAAAATAAAGTGCCGATGAACTAATATTAAAACAGCTTGCCACAAATGATTCAGGAAATGCCGCACCCTGTAGTCTCAATGCAAATAGTTTTTCCGGGTCCGTTTCTTGTTCCGTTTGCTCAGGTATTGTATAGTCTAAGTTATCACAAGTTTCACATTCAGGATATATTGAAATACCTAATCTAACAGTTCCAAATTGTTGTAAAGGTTCAATAACCTTTTCATCCATATCTATAAGTCCTCCCTTTCTAAATGGATACCAATCTATAATGGTTATGGATAATATTCTTGTGTCAATACCCAAATAAATTCTCCAATCATAAAGAACTTGAAATGGTACAATTAAAACTTGTACCGCTGAAACGAATCCCGTATAAATGATTCTTTCAAAAATATTAATAATAATTGCTAATAAAATTCCAAAATTAAATTTTTGAATTCCCCAGTTAACTGGAGGTGTTACTACATTACCATCACAATCGTCTTCATCTTTTGGTGCAATTTCTTTAATACCTAAAAATGTATGTCTATTAAATCCGTTTGAGGAGAAATATGAACCCATAAATGATGACACACCATAAACTTTATTATATGTCATTCTATAGAAATAATCTTTAGGGTAATATGAACCGTAAGTTTGGTTAAAGATTACATTTGTATTTGTTGCTGCAGTTGGATAGTCCTCCCAATTCAATGAGAACGTATAAGACTTATCCATTTCTTCTTCACTACTATTATATTCTCTAATATTTGGAACTAAGTAACTACCAACAACACGAACTCTTCCAAGTTGTTCGTTTTTCATTGTAATTCTAAAACGGTATACACCAGTTGTTGGAATACCTTTGTTTGGGTCGTTGGTTACTTGTAAATCCCCGAAATCATCTGTATAAACATACTCTAAATTCATAGGTAGTGGTAATACAAATGAACCATCTTCATCAACATCCTCCTCTACTTCATATTTTTCTAATATTGGTCTATTTTTATTGTCCATATTATTAGAGAATCTAATAATTTCAACAATAGCGGGTCCTGATATTAATGAACATTTTTGACCCATTGTACCTTTTGGGGTACAGTTTTTGTTTACTGAGTTTTTTCCTTGGTCAGAATATACCGAACCTAAGAAATATGCCTTTGGTTCTATTTTTACCCCTTTGCTTGATAAATCAAAATCGGTTCTTGTAATTCCAATTTCACATAAATCTTGGTTACCCCAAAAAGGATAAACATTTATACTTTGTTGAAATGAAACGATTTGTGGTAATGAATCAATATCTTCAGACGACTTGAAAGAATATGTATTTTTAAATTTATCAACCCCTTCTCCTAATCTAATGAAGTCATCCGGTCTTAATGAAAAACATCCAATATCTGATAAATCCACATCCACGTGTATGATTTGTTCACCTAATGGAACTCCCCATATCATAAAATCACCAGATGTGTTTGTTTTTACGGTGTACGTATAATATTTCTCATAAACCTCCAAAACTTCTTCTCTTGAAAGAATATCCGATTGGTCAAAAAATGTACCCGTTGGTTCGTGTCCTCCGTGTTGTTTTCTTGATGGTAATAAATTATATCTATGATTTGTATCGTCCTTGTCAGAAATCGATTTGTATGGGTATAATTTTGATATTACAGGGTCGTTTTCATCGGCAGATGTAAGTGGTACAAAAATAGAAACACGAGCGTTAGGGACCCCAAAACCGTTATTTACAGAAATTCTACCACAAACCACCCCATAATCGGAGCATAACGATGTATAAGCCTCTTGTTGAGTAAACTTTAAGGATAAAATTTCCAAAAGGTCGTAGTCTTGTTTTAATTCTACGGTCACCTTTTGATCCTTACCAATGTTTGTTGAGATTCTATGTTTTTGCATCATTCTTATAATAAATAGAAAGCATGAGATTTTCTACTATTATAACGAAAAAACATTTTAATATGTAGTCGTTCCTAAAGATTTAGTTCTTACTTTGATATCAACATTTGGGAATCTAATTTGGAAGATTTGATTAGATTTCATAAAGACAGTCATATCGGTTTGTTGAATTTCTTTGGTTGCGTTGTCTTTATAACTTTGAGATACTTCTGAACTTGAGTAATCTCCTCCAATTTTGTTATAAACACGAATATCAACTATGTTAACCACACCCGTTACCGCACCAATTTCTCTCATTAAATCACCTACAAACAATGGGTCACCCATTTTACGTTTTTCAATAGCAAAGAAACTAATTGTATTTTCAATTGTTGCTTTTAGAATATCACTTGTTTTCTCATTCTTATCGACAATTAAATCAATCTCTAAACCTAAGTCAATAACTTGACCACTTGTAATATCAATATAATCATTTATCATTCTATATTCAGAAAGATAACTTAATATGTTGTTTTTCAGAGTATTAGAAACTGTATCTGTTAAATTACCTTTATCATCATAGGATAAAAGTTTTATTTTAACTTTATTATCTTCTTCCATCACATTAACCTTTGCCGGTGCTCCGAATGTCGATGGCATTGTTTCAATTAAAGATTTATAGTCATTTAATGTAACCGCTCTGTTTTGTGTTGAGAAGTTATACGCAATCATATTTCTCAATTCCTCAATCGTTGGTTGGTCAGAACCTCCAACTGCAGGTGTAACGTTACTAACACGTAAAGATAATTGTACTTGTGAATTAAAATTTTCGTTTGGACCACTTACTTCAAAATCAACATCATCTACACTTGTTATGACGTTAACTCCTAAATTTGAATCTTTACCTCCACCAATTCTATATTTTACAAATATAGTAGTGTTAGCTTTAGGTACTGAACCTAATGACATGTTATTCAAATAACTTGCCAAGTTTACCTTTAATGAACCATTCATATAATTGTCTAAATTATCTAATGGATTCACAGTTCCTGAACCAAATGTTAATGAGTAGTATCCTTCAGGTGTATATTCAGTTATGAATTTATTATTAACATCCAAATAAGTACCAGCCTTAAAATTGTTAGTATCAGACGCCGCTGTTGGGTCTGGTATGAACACTTTATTTTGAATTAATGATTTAACCTCATACCATTTATTGGTTACACTTGAAAATTCTGATGATGTTGGATTTGAACCAAATGATGTACCTTCTTTATGGATTACTGATGTAACACCTAATATATCTTGTTCAGGTAAGTAAATCTTTAAAAATGGTTTTTGGTCTAATTCTGAAATTACTCTTCTGTAAATTCTTGTTACACCATTAACTACAGGTTCTCTTTTTGTAATTGTATATGAAATTAACTTATTGTTAGTATCAAAGTTTGGTATCTTCAATCTATTTGGTTCTCCTCTACTATTAAATGGGTCCGAGAAATCAATATCTTCCAGTGTTTCAAATATTTGACCCCCACCAGATACTTGTGCTCCTGATTTTAAAATACCCAAATATCTATCATCTTCTTTATCGCCTCTTACAGGTACATTAACCGAAAAGTCACATAGTGAAACTGAAGGTCTGTTACCCGGTATTTTAATTCCGTATGTTTTAGCAATGTGAAATAATGATTGTCTTTGTTGTGCAAAGTCTAACATTGTTTCTTGCCAAACTCTATCAATGTGAAAATGTAAGTTATCTGCAACCGCAGCATTTAAATCTAACAACACTGAAAATATAGATGCATCGTTGGTATTTTTTACCAAGTCAGGATAATATTCCTTTGTTAAATTTACCAATTCTTGTCTAATTCCCGCAAAATCTCTGGTTGCGTATGATATTTTTTTTCCCATTTTAAATGTTTAATATTATAAAGTCCGAAGTTGAAAATGCTCCGTTATTAACAGTATATTCTATTTTTACTTTTGCTGTATATGGTTTAGTTGCACTATCCGAAACTCTAAAAAGTCTTTCATCTTCGTCAGTTGAGAATGTTTTTATATTATCAGGGTCATCTTCTGCCGAAATTACCTCAAGATTTGTTATATCTAAATTTGGTATGTATTTTTTTACTGATTCTCTTATTTCTTCTTCAATTAATCCCCATGTAACCATATCATTTTGGTCAAAAATAAATTGGTATAACCTTGTACCAAAATCAGGTAAGAAATATCTAGTACCTCTTCTAGTTAATAAAAGATGTATTAAATTAGCTCTAACCTCCCTTTCGGGTGTTGTGGTCATTTTTAAATAATGACCTTCCATACTATCTCTAAAAGGAAAATCAATTCCGTATTTTACTGCCATATCAATAAATATAAACTATTATAAAATGGTAATAAATAAAAAACCCAGCCGAAGCTGGGTTAAATTAGTGTCTTGATATTCGTCCCTCTTTATTCTCAAAACATGGAAGTTTAAAGTACAATTGAGGGGGTCTTCCATTTATCTTTATGAACCACACCCTTCACACTCAAAAGGTGAGTCCGTTGGTCTTTCCGATGTCATCACTAATTCAGGTGTATTTTCACTGATGATTTGATTATTTGTTGGTGTTACCACCGTATTCACCGTTTGTGGTTGTTCTACTGGTTTAGTTGTTGACATATCTATACCTAAACCTTTTAACGCATCGACCGCAGAACGAGTTCTTAAGTAATACATACCGGTTTTTAATCCTAATTTCCATCCAAATAGATGTGCCGCAAGTAATTTTGCTTTAGTTGCGTCAGCGATAAACAAATTCAATGATTGTGATTGGTCGATGAAAATACTTCTATTTGCTGCCATTTGAAGAATTCTTTTTTGAGACATTTCCCAAACGGTTTTATAAACTTCTTTCATTTGTGTTGGGATTTCAGGAATATTTTGAACTGAACCATTTTCCATGATTAGTTTTTTCTTAACCTCATCATTCCACATACCTAATTTAAGTAAGTCATTAACCAAGTGTTTGTTAATCATAATAAATTCACCACTT